CAGGACACCCAAACAGGATACAGAGATATTTCCAGTATGATCAGATGGATTCAGACTCGGAGATCAATGCGGCACTGGACATCCTGGCAGAATTTTCAACACAGAAGAACACAGAGAACGAGACTCCATTTGATATTGTGTTCAAAGACGAGACCACAGACCATGAAGTGAAACTTCTAAAGAAGGCCTTACAGCAATGGACAAAGAGTAACAAGTTCAACAAAAGAATTTTCAGGATATTCAGGAACGCACTGAAATACGGAGACTGTTTCTTCGTCAGAGATCCAGAGACACAGAAATGGTTGTACATAGACAACGCCAAAGTTGACAGGATCGTTGTGAACGAGTCCGAAGGCAAGAAACCTGAACAGTATGTCATAAGAGATATCAACCCTAACCTACAGAGACTAAGTGCGACACAGATCACACCTAACCAAACCTATGGCGGAAGCGGAACCACAGGCGGCGGAACAGCGGCGTACGGTGGATCGTATGCCAACCAAGGTGCGACAAATAACATGTCAGGTTTTGCAGGTGCCACAGGCGGAAGATTCTATAAAACCATGAACGCATACAACATTAATGCAGAACATGTGATACACATGTCAATGTCAGATGGTTTAGATAATCTATTCCCGTTTGGACAGTCGGTTCTAGAACAGGTGTTTAAGGTTTACAAGCAGAAAGAACTTTTAGAGGACGCAATCATAATTTACAGGGTTCAGAGAGCACCTGAAAGAAGGGTATTCTACATCGACGTAGGTAACATGCCAACACACTTGGCCATGCAATTCGTTGAGAGGGTCAAAAACGAGATCAACCAAAGAAGAATTCCAAGTGCATCAGGTGGAGCAAACTTCATAGACGCCACCTACAATCCAATGTCAATAAATGAAGATTATTTCTTCCCACAGACAGCAGAGGGTAGAGGATCTAAGGTAGACACACTTCCGGGTGGTACAAATCTGGGAGAAATTGACGATCTAAGATTTTTCACCAACAAATTATTCAGAGGATTAAGAATTCCAAGTTCGTATCTACCAACAGGTGCGGAAGATGGTGGACAACAGTACAATGATGGTAGGGTTGGCACAGCCTACATACAGGAATTGAGGTTCAACAAGTATTGTGGCAGATTACAAAGCATGTTGGCGGAAACATTTGACGAAGAGTTCAAACTATGGATCAAAAGCAAAGGTTACAACATCGACAACAGCATGTTCGAACTAAAATTGAATCCACCACAGAACTTTGCACAGTACAGACAGACAGAAATGGACCAAAGCAGGGTTAACACATTTACAGCAGTTGCAGATCTGCCTTACATGAGTAAGAGATTCGCATTGAAAAGATATCTTGGACTTACTGAAGAAGAAATGGCAAGGAATGCAGAACTATGGGCAGAAGAGAACAACGTGCCACAGAAGAAACAGAGCAAATCAAACGAACTACGTTCAGGTGGTGTAACACAGTCCGGAATAAGTTCAGATTTGGATCAGTTCGAAGAGCCAACAGCAGATCCTGAGGCACCAGAACCAGGATCACCACAACCAGGCCAACCGGGACAGACCCCAGGTGGACAAACACCAGGCGGAACAGGTGGCGGTGGCACGGTATAAGGATTAAATACGATTATGAAACTAAATGAATTCTTCACTTATGGCGCAGATGGCTTTGAACAAGACAAGACCTATGAACCCGAGCACGATATTTCAATACTAGATTCAGAAGACACAAGAAAAACAAGACTAACACTCAAACAAATCAACTCTATGAGACTTGCATCTGAGGCACACGATGCACAGCAAAAGGAAGAAGCGGTTTTTGTCCAAAAAATGTATGGACAACCTGCACAAGACGATAACTTACAGTTATAATGTCACCAATAGCATTCGTACTAGGCAACGGAGAATCACGTAGGGGTATAGATATCAACGACCTCAAGGAGAAAGGCACAGTTTTTGCCTGCAACGCCGTGTACAGGACACATAAACCGCATTTCCTGGTAGCAGTAGATCCCAAGATGCTCCTGGAGATCGGTGAATCTGACTACTGCATACACAACCAGGTGTGGTCCAACTACAACGCCCAATACGCCAAACACCAAAAAATATTGGATCATGTGAATTGGTTCAAACCCAGCCTGGGTTGGTCTAGTGGACCAACAGCACTGAGGCTGGCCTTAGACCGTGGATTTAAGGAGATCTACATACTGGGCTTTGATTATCAAGGACATTCCCAAGAAGGCAAGAACCAAGGATATCGTTTCAACAACGTGTTCAAAGACTCCAGGAACTACAAAAGAAGCAATGATCAGGCTACTTTCCATGGCAACTGGTTAAACCAAACAAAACGTTGTGTACAAGACTTCAAAGATACACAATTCCACAGGGTAATCCCCAGTGGCTGGTTCACGCCAAAGGAACTTGAGAGAAATACTAACCTAGATCATCCAACCCTAGACCAATTCTTGGCAAAATTCGACCTCCAATCTAAGAACTGACCAAAAATACGCCTTTTAGGGCCAATTACAGCACCGTTTTTGCACCTTTACAGTAAATACAAACACTTATAAGTACAAATCGACCTATACAAAGGAGCACGTGTAAAAATGTCAAACAATAAATTTGAGAGTTTATTAGAATTACTAATAAATGAAGAAAATGATAAAGCAGAGGCTTTATTCCATGAAATCGTTGTAGAAAAGTCAAGAGACATCTACGAAAACCTAGCAGACGAAGAAGTTACTGCTGAAGCGATGCATGACAAAAAAATGAAAAAAGAAGACGAAGTTACAGAAACTGAAGCATCTGAAGATGAAAAAGTAGAAGAAACTACTGACGAAGCGAAAGATGAAAAAGTTGAAGAAACTTCAGAAGAGTCTAAAGACAAGCAAGTAGACGAAGTTGTTGAAATCGAAGACGAAGCAACAGAATCAGAAACTACTGAAGAAGAATCAATCGAAGAAGTTGGCGGTGACGCTACTGACGAATTGGTTAAAGACATCTCAAGCGAAGAAGAAGGCGAAAAAGAAATGATGGACAAACCAGAAATGGATATGGACATGGATAAAGATATGGACGCTGACAAGAACGATGATGATGTTGAAGACAGAGTAGTTGACTTAGAAGACGCTTTAGATGAATTAAAAGCAGAATTCGAAGCAATGATGGGCAAAAAAGGCGACATGGACGACAAGGAAGATGAGTCTTTAGAAGTTGCACCAGAGTTGACTCCAGAAGTTGAAATGGAAGGCAAAGAAGCAAAAGAAACTGTGAAAGAGTACAAAAATCCAGTTAAAGCCGACCATGCAGATCATTCAGACAAATCGGCTAAAGGTGCTACACCAGTAACTGGTGGTTCAAAAGTTAAAACAGGCGCGAGCGGTTCTAACATAGCACAAGGACAAGCAGACAGTGGAAACAGCAGTGTTTCTGCTCAGAAAATGGCTGGCGACTTTGAGAACACAGGCGGAAAAGCAAAATCAACGTCTTTCAAAAAGACAATGACGGCTAACACTGCTGACGGTTCAGAAAAATCTGCTAAATCACCAATCGCTGGCAAGTAATTGCTGGATTGTTGATTAACAAGGAGATCATCGAATGTCATCACTATACCTAAGGGAGAATCTAACATTTGATCAGGCCAGAGTGCAGGTCTTACACGAGGGAAAAGACGGTAAGGATTTGTACATGAAAGGCATCTGCATTCAAGGTGGGATCAAGAACGCTAATCAAAGGATTTATCCAGTGAACGAAATCGCGAAAGCGACCAAAACACTGAATGATCAGATTGGTTCAGGATACTCTGTGTTAGGTGAGGTGGATCACCCAGATGATTTAAAAATTAATTTGGACCGTGTGTCACACATGATCACAGAAATGTGGATGGACGGACCAAATGGATACGGTAAGATGAAAATCTTACCAACACCAATGGGCCAACTTGTCAAAACTATGTTGGAATCAGGTGTGAAACTAGGCGTTTCAAGTAGAGGTTCT